GCCTTGTAATAACATTAACGGCACTGGCTTGTTTTTCTTTTGATTACGAAAATCATCAAAATAATATCCAGAAGTTACTATATAATCATAGGAGTCATAATCACGTGGGGAATAATTTATTCCTTTTCTCATCATAGCGACATTTATAATAGAAAACCACTTGTCCCACACAATGCGCCCATGATGAGCCAATTCCGTAAGGACACTATCAATATTGGCTTTTAAAGCTTCAATAGGATCCAAATTTCCATGTACCCAATTTAATGTACGCATAATTTCATTAATATCTCTAGGAGCATACCAATGAGTACCGATTTTACAACACCTTCGTCTTAAATAATATAAGTCTTTCATTTCAACATATTCGGAAAAATTCATAGTCTTATCAGCAGCGGTATATTTTATACCATATTCAAGCAAAGCTTGAGAAAGAGTAATCTGATTAAACCACCACAATTGTTTGGAAACACCCAATGCATGGTCATCTCCAAAATATTTACCCAACACATAGCTTTGATATCTCAAAAATTTAGTAGAAATATCTTCATCATACTGCCTTCCTATAATAATAAACATAATACGAGTAAGAAGGGCATTAGCCAAAGAATTGAAAAGAGATGTCAACAGCACTCCTGATAACATCCCTTTATGAACCATATAAACCAAACCTCTACATAATCGAAAACAGCCAAATTGGGCATAGAAATTAACGCTACGTCTGACACTATCCACATAAGTATATGTAGTTCCCATCTTATAATAATCTTCCACTACTTCTAATAAGGCATAAAAAATTTGAAAAGGAATAGTTTTATCCCAATGTTCATAATCCCCAGCAATTATATTAGCATTTCCTCTTAATGCATGCTGAAACATCATACCCCACTGCTTAGAATAAGGATTGATGCCAACAGAACTCTCACCAAAAACCGGATTACTAGTTACATGACCTATAAATGACCCATAATCTTGCTTACCCAATATTTGGACATCTAAGGGACAATTTGTAAATACTCTAGTCTTTCCTATCTCAACTTTCTCCAAAGGACGTAATTCGTCTTTTAAAGTATCACAAGCTACAACAGGCAACAAAACACCTTCGGAATTACATTTCAATCTTAAATCCAATTGCTTCCTCAATTCTTCACAAGGAAAATCAGTACCATCAGAACGCTGATCAAACCAAAATTTTTTTCCTATAGTACTACAACCTACCACCGAATAAGGAAATCCAGGAGAAGAACTCATATTCATTTTCTTAATAACAG